CAGTGAATCGAATAGCCTTCTGGCTCTTAGCTGGAAATACGCCAGCACGGCGGAGCATGCGCAATGCGTAGCTGCCGCCAAGACAATCCCCGGCGCAACATTCAGCGCCGCTGACCGCTGCTGGTACGTGCCAGCGAAACAGGCCGACCGGCTGTACGCCGCCTTCCCGCTGGCCAGCTACGATTACGACGCCATCTGCGCCGTGGTGGATGCGCAGCAGCGGCGCGTCCACAATTTCGCCAACTTTCTTGTTTCGCATGGCGTCGCGCTGGAGGTGCACGGCGACACCGTCGTGGCGCATGGCGACAACGTGTCGCCGCTGGTGCAGAAGCTGGTGGCCGAACGAAGCGCCGAAATCCGTGCCTGGCTCGCATCGCAGAATGCCCGCCGTCGGGCGTCAGGGCGGCCAGAATCGCATTTTACGAGCGATGCAGTATATTCCCACGTAAATGCACCAAAAGGCGCTTCTAGCGCCTCTAGCGAGGATTTGGCGAAAGCTGAACTGTTCACAAAATCGCTGCGCAATGCAGCGAGGAATCAGGCCGGAAACGAATTGTTGCGGCAAAGCTGCAGAAAGGACATACTGCCATGAACTTTGATGCTATCGTTGAGGAGTCGCACGCACGGTTGTGGCGTGACGCCGAACAACTTCTGCGCGACACGTGTGCGGCATTCGAGCGCAAGCACCTGCCGCGGGAGGGCAACGCATGACGGAGGCAGAACTGCAACGCATCCTCGCCAACAACCCGGACATTCGGGTTGTCGGCGAAGATACACCACCACCGCCACCACCAACCGTGGCAAAAGAAAGCCTGGCGCAGCAATTTGAACGTATCTGGCGCATCTGCGGCGGACCGGAACTCGCCACCGAGTACCGCTTTCATCCAACCCGTAGATGGCGCTTCGACTACGCACACCTGCCGTCGAAGATCGCTATCGAGATCAACGGCGGCGCGTGGACGCACGGACGGCACACGCGCGGGAAGGGCTACCTGGCGGATCGTGACAAAGTCAACGCCGCCACAGCACTGGGGTGGCGCGTCTTCGAGCTTGGCACCGGCCAGGTCACGGTGGCGCGTGTTGCGCAGATCGTGGCGCTGGCGAAGGAGGCGCAGGATGGCCAGAACGTCGGATGACTACGTCCAGTGCGTGGCCGTGTCGCCGGACGGCTCGGCCCGCAAAGTCAACATCTACCACGTCCGCATCGACACGCTAGAGCGAGCACGCCGCAAGCTGACGGACGGCAAAGCGGCGTGGGTATCGCTCGACGACTGGGACTTACTGAAGGAGGAACTACATGGCTGTTGCAGGCGGCATCACGACGGCGTACCAATGCAAGCCGGTGATCGTCAACGACCGGCTGACGTTGGAGACACGCCAAACAAGCTACCCGCGTGAACGTTGCGCCTCGCCCGCCGACGCATTCGTCCTGCTATTGAAGGGCGACACTGTCACGGTGGCGGGCTCGGACATGGCGGCGTTGCGCGCACAAATCGCAGCGCTCAACGGCGATGTGTGAGGGTATTGCATTGCGACGCAACTTGATATAATGTATTAATATATGTCACTACAAATGTTGCCGACAAGCAACTCGTGGCGCAGGCAATCGGCAAACGCCGGAGAAGGTGCACGATGACGGCTGACGAGTGGATCGAGATGGCCTCGGCGGCGTTGGCACGGCTTGAACCGCCGTCGATAAACAAAAAGCGCAACACCATTATTGCTATCGTCGATGCGAAACTTTCCGGTCGCACCGCTAGTTCTGTGCTGAATCAGCCACACACGGCGCACTACAACACGTACTATAGAAACTGGGTCAAAAGCGAAAATTTCGTGTCCGTGCTGAACGAAGTCCTTGACATTGCTCAGCGCTGGCAATCCGAACAGGCGCTAGAGGCGCTGCAGAGAGCCGCGCACCGCCTGGCGCTGGCATCGCCGGTTGCTGCCGGAAAGCTTGTGCAACAACTCAGCCACGATGACGCTGCAATCGTGCTGCGTGCCGCTATCGCTATCCTGGACCGCGCCGGCATCGAGACGGCGCGCAAGTCACGCAGCGAGACGACCGCCAGCGTGGACATTCGGCAACTCAACGAATTGAGCGATGCTGAATTGGAGGCAATCGTGCGACGGGGGCTACATGGTAGCGGCGACACTAGCCAGCAGGCAGACTGACCTGAAGATTGCCATCGCCGCCGACCTGGTGCTGGCGCGGCGGCACGCACGCCGCCACCTGCTTGACTTCACGACATACACCTTCCCGCAGTACGTCGCCGAGCCAGTGCACCGCCTCATCGCTGCGACGCTCGACCGTGTTGTCGCTGGCAAGCTGCGCCGCCTGATGATTTTTGCCCCGCCTCAGCACGGCAAAAGCGAACTGGTCAGCGTGCGCCTGCCCGCCTTCTGGCTCGGCAAGCATCCCGACGACCCAGTCATCGTCACGTCATACGGCGCAGCACTGGCCGAAAGCAAGTCACGCCAGGTGCGTGACATAATCGCATCTGATGAATTTCAGCGACTGTTCGGCCATTTGTCGCCGGTCGATGAGCCCGTGGCGCTGCGCAACGATAGTCGCTCCGTCGCCAGGTGGCAGCTTGCCGGTCGGCGTGGCTCATTGCTGGCCGTCGGTATTGGCGGGCCGGTCACCGGCCACGGCGCGCGGCTCGGCATCATCGACGATCCGTTCGAGAACTGGGAGCAGGCGCAATCGGCGACGTACCGTGAGCGTGTGTGGGACTGGTACCGCGGCACCTTCCGCACGCGCATCTGGGAGGATGGCGCAATCGTGCTGATTATGACAAGATGGCACGAAGACGACCTGGCGGGTCGCCTGCTGCGGGAGCAGGGCAGCGAATGGGAGGTGCTGCGCCTGCCTGCGCTGGCTGAAACGCAGGAGGATCGAGACTACATCAATCAGCGGCTCGGCTTACCCGCTGGCTTGCCCGATCCGCTCAACCGCCAGCCTGGCGACGCGCTCGCGCCACGGCGCTACAGCGTGCAGGCGCTGACCAGCATCCGCCGCGACGTTGGCGAACGTGTGTTCGCCGCCGAGTATCAGGGCGCACCGACGGCGGCGGAAGGTGCGCTGTTCAAGCGCTCGTGGTTCCAGGTTGTTGACGCTGCGCCGCGCCAGGCGAAGCGAGTGCGCTACTGGGACAAGGCGGGCACTGCCGGAGGCGGCGCAGCAACGGCGGGCGTGCTGATGGCACGCGATGCCGACGGGCGCTTTTACGTGGAGCACGTCGTGCGCGGACAGTACAGCGCGCTGGAACGTGAGCGCATCATCCGGCAAACCGCCGAGACGGACGCGGCGCAGTATGGCAGCGTCGAAATCTGGCTGGAGCAGGAGCCGGGCAGCGGCGGCAAGGAAAGCGCCGAGAACACTGTGCGGATGTTGGCGGGATTCAACGCGCACAAGGAGACGGTCAGCGGCGACAAGCAGACACGCGCCGAGCCGTTCGCTGCGCAGTGCGAAGCGCTGAACGTGTTCCTGGTGCGCGGAGCGTGGAACAGTGCATACATCGACGAGTTGACGGCGTTCCCGAACGGCCAGTTTGCCGACCAGGTGGACGCCAGCGCTGGTGCATTCAACAAACTGGTTGGCAGCCGCAAGGTTGCGAAAGTGAGGTGAAAACATGGCGATTTTACGGGCAAATGGCATCCTCAGCGACCGGCTGAGTTTGGCGCAGCAGTACGGCCTGCTGACGTTTGGCAACAAACGCCGCGACGTATATGCAGCGGCTGGCTACGACAGAAGCATCAGATTCGAGCAATATCTGGCGTGCTTCCAGCGCCAGGACATTGCGCAGCGCATCGTCTCAGCGCCGGTCGTGGAAGCCTGGCGCTACCCGCCGACGCTGCTTGACGGCATCGACACGGCGGAAGGGGCGGAGGGGACGCCGTTCACCGACGCCTGGCTGCGGTTGGTGAATTCCGCCAGAGATGACGCCGAGACCAAGCCCGGCATTGTCCACACGCTGACTCGGCTTGACCTGGTCAGCCGCATCGGGCGTTACGCCGTGCTGTTTTTTGGCCTCAACGACGGCAAAGCGCCGGAAAAACCGGCGGAGGCAAACAGCCTGCGTGACATAAGCGACCTGCTCTTTGTCAGCGTCTACGATGAAGGCTCCGCCCGCATCGTGGCGTGGGAGACGGATCGCGCGTCGCCACGCTACGGCAAGCCGGCGTTGTACGAGTTGGTCAGCATCGAGTCCGGCCAGCAGACGACGCTGCGTGCGCACTGGACACGCTGCCTGCACGTGGCGGACGGCGTGCTGACCAACGACCTGTTTGGCACTCCGGCGCTGGAGCCGGTGTGGAACCGGCTGATCGACATTCAAAAGATCATGGCGGCCACCGGCGAAGCGGGCTGGACGGTCATGCAGCCCGGCTACATCTTCAGCACGCGGGACGGATACGAACTCAGCGACGCCGACGCCGAGCAGCGGCAAGAGCAGATCGACGAGTTCGTGCACGGCCTGCGCCGCTTCCTGGAAGTCAACGGCTACGAGGCCACGACGCTGAGTGCGCAGCTTCAGGACCCGACCGGCGCTATCACCAACGCACTGCGCCTGATCTCCGCAGCTACCGGCATCCCGCTGCGCAAACTGACCGGCAGCGAGCGTGGAGAACTGGCCAGCACGCAGGATGACGAGAACTGGATCGACTTCATCGAAGCACGCCAGCGCCAGCACATTACGCCGGTCATCATTGAGCCATTCGTCAATCGGCTGTTGTGGCTTGGCGTGCTGCCGCCGCCATCTTCCGGAGCTTACACCGTCTGGTGGCCTTCGCTTCGCAAAAACGATCCGCATCGTCAGGCGCAGATCGCCGACATCAGCGCCCAGGCGCTGCAAAAGATCGGCGCCACCGTTGACCCGCGGGCATTTGTGGCGGCGTACATGCCCGACCTGCCGGTGGATGCAGTGAGCGCATCGCCGCGCTTGGATGCAGCGAAAGGAGGCGGGTTGGCGGATAACGCCGCCCATCCCTTTTGGCGCGGCTATCCGTAGCAATCGCATGATCCTGTTGCCCGACCCGGACGATCCTGAGTCGGAGGGCGACGAGATCAGCGACCTGGCCAGCACGCATCAGGCATCCATCGAGGATGCGCTGCGTCGTCAGCGTGCCGCCGTGGTGGAAAACCTCGACCCGAATCGGCTCAACGAGGTCGAGCGGCTGATTCCGACGGAAGACGACGATCTGCGTGAGGCGCTGGAGGTGCTGCTGCGTGACTCCGCCGGTCGCGGCGTGCGCGTGACATTCGATAAGCTGGAAAGCATCGACGTCGGCGTGAACTGGCGGCTGGCCAACGAAGCCGCCAGAACCTGGGCGCAGCAGTACAGCTACAGCTTGGTCAGTTTGCTCAACGAGAACAGCCGCCGGATGTTGAGTGATGCAGTCATGCGCTGGGTCGAAAGTGGCGAACCGCTTGACGCCCTCATCGACAGTCTGACGTCAATCTTCAGTAAGGATCGTGCGGCGGCAATCGCCATAACTGAGGCGACACGTGCATATGCAGAAGGCAGCTTTACGCTCTACGAGCAGGCGGGATTCAACCGCCGCCCGCCGGAGTCGGAGCGCCCACCGGCTCACCCGCGCTGCCGCTGCTGGGTGTCCTTGATGGAAACGGATGACGGGATTTGGGAATATGTCTGGCTGACGGCGCAGGATGAGCTTGTCTGTCCGATTTGCGGCCCGAAGCACTTACGCTCCATCGGCTTCGCAGGACGGCGGTAGGAGGCAATATGCAGATCAGCATTTCGAGCAACGCAAAAGAGATCGCCGAAGCGCTGAGTCGCCGTGGGCGCAACGTGCTGGGCATCGTGGAAGGGCCGATAGACCGCGGCGCTTTTCGCATTGAGGCGGGCATGAAAGTTTATCCGCCGCCTCCGGCGAACAGCCGCTATCGCCGCACCGGCACACTTGGCCGCCGCTGGACAACCAGGCCGATTCGCACAGCGACGATGGTCGGTCGCGAAGTCGGCAACAATACGGAGTATGCGCCGCTCGTGCAAAGCGCAGCGGTGCAGGCTCGTGTCCATCGTGGCCGCTGGCTCACGGACGAGGCGGTGATCGAGCGAGAAGCGCCGAGGATCATTCGGGACGTCGAACGAACTTTGCAGGAGGCGCTGGATGAACCAGTCTGACGACAATTCGGCAGGTCAGAGCGGCGAGCACGGTGCAGTCGTGACGTTGCCGCCGCGCGTCTCCCGCTTCGCTTTACGCATTGCGCGCCTGCGACCCGGGAAGTACCTGCTCACGCTCACGATCACGGAAGAACGTGCGTACTGGACGATCCAGGAGATGAATCGTGTGGAGGCGTAGAAAACGAACCCTGCGCCGAGTCCGGCCAGGGTCTGAAGCAATTTTTGTCCGGCGCTCATGCTTTCTTTTTGACGGCCCCGACCGGCGTTTTTTCGATCGTAACCTTCGCCTGGCGGGCGACAAGCAACGCCTGCGCCCGCAGGAACAGAGCTTCGTCCACGTCCGGGTCGCTCTCTTTCCAGAGAGCGAGGGATGGAATGAAGCGATGCTCTTTTTGGTACTCTTCTAGCCCGGCCACCAGCTCGTCTAGACTTTTCATAGCGGTCTCCTTTTGTTATACTACAGTCATCGCTTGTTGTCGTCGATTGTACCGTTGCGTTTTCGTGATGTCAAATCGCAATGGCATCGGCGGCGGGCGGCGGCGATGTGCTGTTGTTGCGCCTCCTGATCTCTCCTTCCACACTCTTCGAGCTCTCCTTTTGTTACGCCGCCGCCCAAATTTTTCCTCGAAAAAAGCCAAGATTGCCTGTTTACAGACTGCGAATATTGTGATACAATACAGTCGACAACAACAGGCAAGAGAGTAGAGTATCGAGAAAGGAGTCAAAAAATGACGTATATTATCGGAGACGTAACCATTGAGCGTGGTTACGTCTGTGTGGACGGTGTAGCAGTCGAAGTTGCGAGCAACCTCGCTCGCAACGAGTTCGGCAACTCCCACGACTACACGTGGGAGGAGGTCGCCCGAATGGGCGTCCCCATTTGGGCGAATGAGGAGGGCGAGATCTGGTGCGAGGATCCTGAGTGCTACATGAAGTGAAGAGAGGGGGGATTCCTTCCCCCTCTCTTCACTTTTTTTTTGAGGACCAATGTGCTAGTTGAAAAAGTCATGAGGTGCACTGCTCCAAAAGTTCGCCAAACAAAAGGAGCAAGCCCTCATGACCACCGAAGATTTTATCATTGAACTGTTCTGCAGAGTAGATGATCAGATGAGAGACCTCACGAAACATCCACAAGCCAACTT